CTGGAAGGTTTGGGTTGGCTTCGAGCCATCCAGCAGCGTGATCTCCTCCTGCACGAAGGCGCCGCCGCGGGCGGGCATATGCACCAGGTCCAGCGAAAGGACCTTGAGAATTTTGGTCACCTCCGGCTTGTCGGGCAGGGCGGTGAAGAACAGGTCCGCCGAAAAGCCCAGCCGGGGGCGGGGTTCGGGGCATGCCAGCCACTCCCTGCCCGTCTCCACCAGCAGGTCGGCGGAGGGACCGGTGGGGGTCAGCGTCAGGCGGATGCCCTGCGCTTCGGCATCCCAGCGCGGGTTGGCGCAGACGCCCGCCAGGTCGCGCAGGGAATGCAGGCGGAACTCGGCGGTGTGGTCAATGAAAGTTTCCACGCCGTCCCACAGCGCCAGGGATTCCTGCAGCACAGCGGGCGGGAACTGCCAGCCGTTGCCTTTCCCGGCGGTAATGGCAAGGATTTCAAACGTGCGCCGGTCTTCACTTTCCTGCATGCGCAGCTGCATGCGGCAGGAGCGGCGCATCCCGGTCAGCGGGTCGTTGAGGGGGATGGGAACGAATTGGGTCATACATCACCTCCTTGGGATGTTGGGTTGGGCTTGCGCTGCGCCCGGCGCAGCAGGTCATCCAGGTCCACCGCCTCCCCGGCGAAGCGGTACGCCATGCGCAGCAGCTCGGTGGCATCCACCAGCCCGCGGTCGTAGAGCGCCAGCCAGGAATCCAGCACGGCGCCCGCAGCCCCCGCCAGGGCGGCATTATCCCGGCTGGAAAGGTCGGTGCCAAGCACCTCCACCGGCGCCGAGACATCCAGGCGCTGGTTCACGCAGCCATAGCGCCGCACCGCCGCCCGCGCCAGGTCCGCCACCATCTGCAAAAAGAACGCCTGGCGCTGGGCAAAGAAGCGCATTGCCGGCTCCCCGGCGGATTCGGCGGTGGTGCGGGTGGAGGATTCCGGCTCGGCGAGGAAATGCAGCGGAATGCCCGCCCCCGCGGCGATCATCTTCTTCAGCGCCAGCCCGTCGGCGGCGGCTTCGTGCGATTCCAGCTGCGGGCTGATCACCTCCCACGCCTCCGAGGCATCCGCCACCAGGATGGAGCCGGGGGTGGGCGGGTTGGTGTTCAACAGCGCCTGGCGGGTGCGCCGCTCCGCCTCCGAGGCAAAATTGCCCTTGACGACAAAATAAAACGAATTGCGGTAGCGGTTCAGCCGGGCGCGGTCCTCCAGCCAGCTGGTGTAGCGGACAAGCCAGCGCAGCATGGGCGCCAGGTCCGATTCGCCATGCACCGCGCCCACCGGGCGGTTGACGGCATAGTGGCGCACCGCGGGCGGCGGAGCACCGCCGGTGCCGCTTTCCAGCCCGTCGGCGGGATAGGTGCGCTCCCCCAGCCAGGGGGAATCGTCCCAGCCCGCCGCCTGCACCGGCTTGAAACTGTAGCCGGTCTCCTGGGCGGTATCCCCGGCGCTGGTCTGAATCTCCGCCACCTGCAGGGCAGGCACCGCCCGCACGTAGCTCATCCCGGCGGCATCGGTGGAGAGCAGGAAGAAGATCTCGCCGGAGCGGGTCAGCTCGTCGCACCACTCCACGGCGCGCAGCGGGCAGGCGTTCAGCGGATGGTGCCACCATGCCTGCAAAAAGGCGTGGACGCGCGGGTTGGGCGAGCGCAGCTGAATTCCGCCGCCCAGCACATACTGGGTGGTCAGCGATACAATCCGCCGGGCAAGCGGGTTGTGCCGCCAGGCTTCCAGCGCCTGGCGCTGCAGCTCCTCCCGGTCCCAGGTTTCGCGCTCGCGCGGTGCGGCTGCCTCGTGGAAGCCGGGGTCCACGATCAGCGTCTCCACCGCCAGCGCCTGGCGCACGCGGCGGGCAAAGCGGGTCATTGCGGTTTTCAGGTTCAACAGGGTTCCTCCTTTCGGTGGATCAACGGGTTAAAACTCCCAGCGGCGGCGGCGCTCCTCGCGCTCCATCTGCCGCAGCGGGTCGGGGGCGCGGACAGCCAGGGCGGGCGCGCCGCTCGTCCAGGGCAGGTCATCCAGCCGCCAGCACAGCGCCGCCGAAATCAACAAATCATCGTGCAGCGGCGCACCGGTCTGCGGATGGCGGGCGGAATCGGGCACGCTCCAGCGCATCCGCCGCTCGGGACCTTCCAGCACGGTCATCTGCGCTGATTCCACCTGGCGGCGGAACCATTCCTGCAGCTCCGCCTGCGGGCAGTGTTCCTGCCCGGGCGGCAGGGCAAAATCGCGGAACCTGCCGGAATCCACCACCGCCAAAAAGCCCCAGCCCAGCGCCGACTTGGTGGCAGTGTTGAAGGTGAAGGGGATCACCCTGCCGGGCAGGGCTTTCTCCAAAAAGCCCGCCAGCCCGGCGCCCACCCCGGTGGCGTCCATCACCACCCAGCGCGCCCGCCAGTGTTCCGCCAGGGCGGCAAGCTGGCTGAAGAGCGCCGGGTGCGGCTCGCCCAGCCAGGTGCGCCGGTGCACCACCCGGTAGGTGGGGGCGCGCAGCACCTCCTGCGTGGCGGTATCCACCTCCACCACCGTCAGCGCGGCGGCGTCCCGGGCGGGGTTTGCCAGCTCCGCCGAACCAGCCGCCACGCCCTCATCCGCCCCGGCGGCATCCAGCAGCAGCGCATAGGCTTTGCCGGGCTGGGGCGCATCCAGCGGCGGGTGGCTGCCGGTCATCAGCTGGCGCCGCGCCGCAGTGAACATCCCCCCGCCCGAATCCAGCTCCTCGCTGAAGAACTGGGTCCGCACCAGCGGATGCGTCCTGCCCAGCCGCCGCACCTGCTCGTTCACAAACGTGCGGTACGCCGGCACCTCGTCGCCCACCTCGTCGGCGGTCAGCACAAACGTCCGGCGGATGCCGTCCTCCTGCTCGGCAGCCCGGGCGGCGCGCAGCTCGCGCGCCAGCAGCGTGCTGGCAGTCCACGCCGTGCCCCAGAAGACCCGGGTGGCGTTGGTGGAGGCAGCCATGGGGGCGATATCCTTGTCGAACTTGGCAATCGTCACGTCCTGCGCCTCGTCCACCTCCAGCAGCGTCCCGGCGGTTGCGCCCACAATGTTCGTCTCCGGCGCGCCGCTCAGGAAGAAGATGCGCGCCCTGCCCACCCGGTAGATGTAGCCGGATTCCTTGCGCCACAGCGGACCGGTGAGCCGGTTGGTCTCCAGCACCCGCTGCAGGCGGCGCATGGCGTTCAGCGATTGGGGCTTCCAGGTGGGCGAAACCTTGACGATCTCCGCCCCCGCCTCCGAGAAGAGCAGCAGCAGGTAGGCTTCCAGCTGCGCCTGCAACTCGTTCTTGCCCGACTGGCGCGGGAACATCACCACGAAGGAAAGCCCGCGCCGCTGCAGGACGGAATCCAGCACCGCCTGCGCCACCGCCAGCTGGTAGGCGCGCAGCGGCAGCAGCGAAGCCTCGGCGATGAAGCGCGGGGCATCGCGCAGCAGGTCGGCAAGGGCGCGGGAGGTTTCGGCACGCTCCGCCATTAATGCCCCCAGAACGAGCGGATCAACGCCGCCAGCGAAGCCAGCGCCGAGCCGCCCCCCGCCAGCCCGGCAATCGTCTTGAACTGCTGCACCCCCGCCGAAGCCTCGCGCAGGCGCGCCTCGTGGTCCGCCAGCAGGGCGTGCAGCCCCGCCAGCACCTCGCGCAGGGCGGTGTGGCGCTCGGCATCCAGCGCCTGCTGGTGGCGCAGGGCGTCCTCCAGCGCGGCAAAGCGGCTCTCCAGCCGTTCCGCCAGCCGGTTGATCTGCTCCACCAGGATGCGTGCCTGCGAGTCGTCCATCGGTATCCTCCGGTTAAAGGTTGAAATCGCGGCTCACCTGCGAGATCGCCGCCGAAAGCGCCGCCGCCATGCCATCGCCGCCGGAGCCATCCAGCATGGATTGGGCGCGCAGCAGCCGCGCCAGGCGGATGTTTGCCATCCCCAGCGCCTGCAGCACGTCCACCCACTCGTCCAGCGTCTGGGCGGTGGAATCGGCGGTCTCGAACACCCGGCGGATGAGCACCCGCAGCAGGTCAATTTCCTCCGAAACACCCGGCGGCGACTGGGAGAGAGCCTCCAGTTCACCGGCGCGGAAGTGGTCAAGGTACAGCCCCTTGCGGCGGGGCGGGGAAGAGCCGGGTTGGCGTTTGCGCGGCATGCAGCCTCCTGTGAGCGGGAAATGTGCCTGCCGGGGGGAGGGCGGGGAAGGGGGAACCCCGGGGGTATATCGGGTCCGTCCCCCCTGGCAGGAATGGAACATTTGTTCCATCTGTCAACAGGATACCACCAGCGGGAGGGAAATACAACCTGTCAAAAGTGACAGGTTTTTAACCCCCGCCTCATCCGCTGGCAGGGG